TTATAGGGGTGCAGTGGACCATAATAACTGTGGTTGGGTTAATTGGTTTAGGCATCATGTAGGCAAGGTGGTGGAGGTAACTGAATTCTCTCCAAGCGGTAATATTGGGGCTAAAGAGTTAGGTAAATACTATTGGAGCAAGAATTACGTAGAAGTTCTAAGCACCTCTTACCCAAACCCACCACATAAACATGCTGAGATTATTAAAGCATGGGCGGATGGAGCTACAATTCAGATAAACGAAGACCATATGTGGTTTGATTACTGCCCCTACGTAGATGGCGAGGTTTTTGGTGTATTTAGTACGGACTTTGAATTCCGAATCAAACCACAGAAGACTGAACGTGAAATAGAGATTGAACGTATTGAATCTGAAATGCGTAAGTTAGCTGATAGTCTTAAGGAGCTTAAAAATGCCGATGATTAATGGTAAGTATTATTCACAGCAAGAAGTTGACGCTATTAAACGAAAGCTTAGCAGCAGTGATTTTGAGAAGTTCTTAGTCAGTGGCGTAATCGGTGCTGCCGTAGGTTCATCTATTGTAGGTGGTCTATTAGGTGGCAGTTTTCTAGGTGGGTTAGTCGGAGACCTTCTCGAAGGTGATGATGACAGCATATTCTAAGGGGTGAAGGATGAACGTAAAATATTTAAGAGAGGTTCAGCAATTACAGCATAAACGTGAGGGGTATAAAGAAGCCCTCCGTGTCATGGGCATTTACAGTCACGTGAAAGAGTACTCCGCAGACTTAAATGTCAACAACGGATTACATCTAAAACTCACTAAACAAGAGATTGAAGGTTTACTAACCACACGAATCTCTGCGATAGAAGGTAGGATGAAATCCTTAGGGGTGAAATTATGACTAAGTTAGTGGCAGTGTATGGCTCCCTTAGGCAAGGACTACACAACCATCGAGTGCTTGGTGATAGCCCTATGGTTGGAATGGGTAGTGTAAATGGATTTGGTTTATATTCATTAGGCGCTTATCCAGCCATTTCTAGCGACGGTAAACACGTACCTGTAGTAGTAGAGCTTTATGAGGTGGATAACATCTCTATGAGCCGTTTAGACCGCTTAGAGGGCTATCCATCATACTACAACCGTCGTATTGTTGATGTTCACACAGAAGATGGCATACAAAAGGCTTGGATTTACTTCCAGCAAGGTGAACCATCTGATATTTTTATTGAGTCTGGTGATTGGACTCGTTATTTAATTGAAAAGGTGAATAGGTAATGTACACTATTAAAGTGAGATTTAAAACTGGGTTTAATACAAGTAAGGTTTACGAATATGCCTCTATGAGAGCTTTCACAAAGGGTAAGCTAACTGATGTGCTTGCAAATCACTGCTTCAAAGATGTCGAGGTAGTTGATTGTGTTAAAGGTATTACAAATAGAGCTACTAAGTGGCGCTCAGGTGCTCCAGTGACCACTTCCCAACGCCAGAAATACAGAATTGATAATACAATTCGTAAAGATAAAATGGTGTCGGCTATTAAGTTATTCCAACAGTTCCAAGACCAGTTGGATGGTAAGTTTACTATAGGTATTAGTACAACTGGTAAGTTCTACTTCACTCCATGTGGCACTTACGGCAGGGTTGCAGGCAGTTCCGAAGATTGTGCTATTGATGAGTTATACAAGCTGATTGACAAAGACGCTAAGCAACTAGAAATTGAACGTAAAGTTGATGAGTTAAAAGCTCAAATCGCTGAGCTAGAGAAACAATTGAAATAGGTGATGCATGAGTAAAGCATATTTAGTTACATTTCAAGAGCTGTATGACAGTAATCCTGTAACAGTTAAGCAACAGATATTCTTAAGTGAAAGTAAAGCTCACATGGCTGTACGTAAGTGGAAGAAACAGCAAAACTTCGGTCATTACGCTGACGTTAAAGACATTGAGTTAGTTAAATAAGGGGGTAGCTTATAGGTAGATGTATTGATAAAATCGGTCACAGTTGTGGCACATCTGATGCTTTACAGGTCTTTGAGGGGGAGAATGGTGTAGCGAATGGTTACTGCTTTGCATGTGACACGTATGTACCAAATCCCTATGGAGAAGAACGTAAGGTTGAAGATATCCCAGACAAGAAACTAGGTCTTAGTAGGGAGCAAGTAGAAGAACGTATAAAAGAAATCTCTGAGTTAGGTGCAGTGGACTTAGTAGATAGACGTTTACGTAAGGATGCTCTTGAAGAGTATGGCATTAAGATTGGATTCAGTGAGAAGGATGGTAAGACACCTGCTTACCATTTCTATCCGTACACTGAGGATGGGGTCTTAAAGTCATATAAGACTAGGCTTGTCGAAGGTAAGAAAATGTGGTCAGTAGGTGACCAACGTAACGTAGACCTATTTGGTTGGGAAGGGGCTATTAAGTCAGGCGCTAGGCGATTAATCATTGTCGAGGGTGAGCTAGATGCACCATCCCTGTGGAAGATTCTACAAATCTACACAGAAGAGAAGTATAAGGACTACATGCCTTATCCTGTATCTCTACCTCATGGAGCTGCTAGCGCTGGTAAAGACTTAGCTAGACTGGCTAGTAAAATTAGGAAGCATTTTAAGGAAGTTTCTTTTGCTTTTGACCAAGATGAAGCAGGTCGAAAGGCAACAGAGGAAGCTTGCAAAGTGTTCCCTGAGGCTACAGTAATCCCACTCCCTGCCAAGGATGGTAATGAGTGCATTAAGACCTGCGGTAAGGCAGCGTTCAAAGCTATCATGTTTAACGCACAAAAACAGAAAAACTCTAGGTTAGTATGGGGTGGTGACGTACATGAGCAAGCTAAAGAACCTGCACAGTGGGGTTTAAGTCTCCCTTGGGACGGCTTGAACAAGATAATGCGAGGTCTTCGGTTCAAGGAGACTAGCTACTGGGCTGCTGGTGAGAAAATGGGTAAGAGTGAGGTTGTCAACGCTCTTACAGCCCACTTTATAGAAGAGCACAACTTAAAGGTGATGGTTGCTAAGCCTGAGGAGGCTAACAATAAGACCTACAAGATGGTGTTGAGTAAAGTGACGGGTAAGATTTTCCATGACCCTACAGTTGAGTTTGACAGTGAGGCGTACGAACGTGGTGGAGCTATTGTAAGGAATAATCTTTGCATGTTAAACCTCTACCAACACATTGGTTGGGATTCGCTTAAGTTAGATATCTTAGCCGCCGTAGCTGAGGGTGTTAAGTTAGTAATCATTGACCCGATTACCAACCTGACTAACGGCATGGGTCACAGTGACATTGATGCACATTTGAAAGGTGTTGCACAAGAGGCTGCTGCTATGGCAATGGATTTAGATATTCACATAGCGTTCTTCTGCCATTTAAATAAACCACCAAAGGGTGCTACACCTTGGGATAGGGGTGGTAAGATTACAACTGACTACTTCGCAGGTAGTAGTGCTATGGCACGTAGTTGTAACTATGCCATTGGCTTACAAGGTAATAAAGACCCAGAGCTAAGTGAGAATGAACAGAATATGCGTGAGTTAGTCATGCTTGCTGACCGTGAATTCGGTGAAAGTGGTGTGGTTAAGCTATTCTGGGACAGGAAGACTGGCTTGTTTAATGAAGTGAGGGTTTAGTGTATAAACAAATAGAACAATATTATAAAGATAATTATAATAACCTAGTTAACTATTTCAAGCGTAGGGCTGGTAGTCACGAGGCTGCCGAGGACATTGTACAAGAGGCTTTTACTAGAGCCTTGAAATACCACAAGTCCTTTAACCCTGAGCGTCAGTCCATTGAGAAATGGTTCTATTCAATAGCTAACAACGCTTTCAATAACTATCGACAGCAAGAACGTATTAGTGGTATGTCTGTCGAGATGGAGGAGAAGCACGAGCCCACTTATGAGCTGTGTGATTATTCCTCTGATTTAGTTAAGAAGGTTAAAGGTTATTTAAAAACCCAAGAGGGTTTAGTGAAAGATATCATTGAACTTAATTTCTTTAAGGGATATAACATGAGGGAGGTAGGTCAGATATTAAATCAACCTAGGACAACAGTTCAATCCATTGTCTACAGGTTTAGGTCTGACATTCTTAGAGAGTTTGGAGATACTACATGAACGTATTCGACATAGAAGCTAATGGACTTAAACCTACTAAGATTCATTGCCTCTCTGTCAATACGGATAGTGGTATTCACTCCACTGATAGCTACGAGAACCAGCGTAAGTTCTTTCGTGGAGCTAAGGTATTAATAGGGCATAACATTATACGCTATGACGTCCCCGTAGTGGAACGTTTATTAGGTATTAAGGTGAAAGCCCGTCTTGTTGATACTTTAGCCCTCTCGTGGTATCTAGAGCCTCACAGGGCTAGGCATGGACTAGCTGACTATGGTGAGGAGTTTGGTGTACCTAAGCCAGTGGTAGAAGATTGGGACAACTTAAGCACAGAAGAATACATTCACCGCTGTGAAGAAGATGTTAAAATCAATACGCTGTTGTGGGAACGTCAGTGGAAACAACTCCTTAAACTATATGGCAGTGAAGAGGAAGCTTGGAGATTCATTGATTACCTGTCATTCAAGATTGATTGTGCAAGAGAGCAAGAAGAGAACAAGTGGAAGCTTGACATAGAACGTTGCACTAATGCACACAATAAACTTGTTGGTATAAAGGAAGATAAGGTTGCAGAGTTAATGTCTGTGATGCCTAAGGTTCCTGTAATCACTAAGAAGACTCGACCAGCTAAGCCTTATAAACTTAGTGGTGAACCTAGTGCTGTAGGCGAGAGGTGGTTCTCTCTGTTAAAGGAGAAGGGTTTACCTGAGGATTATGAAGGAGTAGTTGAGGTGGTGAGTAGTTATAAGGAACCTAATCCTAATAGCACCCCTCAAATAAAAGCATGGTTGGATTCTTTCGGCTGGATTCCTGAAACGTTTGAGTTTAAACGTAACAAAGAAACTGGTGACGTAAAGAAAATACCTCAAATAAACCTTAAGCATGGCAAGGGTATATGCCCAAGCATTAAGAGGTTATTTGGTGTAGAACCTAAGCTTGAAGTATTGGAGGGGTTATCAATACTTACTCATAGGATTTCATTACTTAAAGGTTTTTTGGAGAGCGTTGATGATGCTGGATATATTGAGGCGCAAATTCAAGGACTCACGAACACGTTACGCTTCAAGCACAAAGTGGTGGTTAATTTACCCGGTGTGGATAAGCCTTATGGTGTTGATATTCGTGGTTCTCTCATTGCGCCAGATGGGTATGAGTTGCTTGGAAGTGATATGTCAAGCTTGGAAGACCGCACTAAGCAACACTACATGTGGGACTACGACCCAGAATACGTCAAAGAAATGATGACTGATGACTTCGACCCTCACATTGATATCGCAGTACAAGCAGGTATGATGTCGAAAGCTGATGGAGATAGATTTAAAAATGCAGATGAAAAATTCAAACACTCGAAAGTGTATTCGGCTCTCAAGGAAGCCAGAAGCACAGCCAAGCAAACGAATTATTCGTGTGTTTACGGGGCAGGTGGGGCTACTGTGGCTCGTGCTGCTGGTATTTCTATTCCTGATGGGGAGAGGTTAGTAGAGATTTACTGGGAACGTAACTGGGCTGTTAAGGCTGTTGCTGAGGCACAAATCGTTAAGGTTTGTAATAAGCAGAAGTGGTTATATAATCCAGTGAGTCGATTCTGGTACAGCTTACGTCACGAGAAAGATAGGTTCAGTACACTTAACCAAGGTACTGGTGTCTATTGCTTTGATATGTGGGTGAAGTTTGTACGTAGTAAAGGAATGCCATTGATTGGTCAGATGCACGATGAAATTATAGCGTGTATTCGTAAAGGGCTTAGAGCTAGAGCCACTGAGGTTTGTAAGTGGGCTGTAGGTCAGGTTAATGAATTATTAAAACTTAACAGAGCGTTAGATGTTGACGTTCAATTTGGAGATAGTTATGCGGAGATACATTAGATGATACTTACTACTTCTTGTGCTATACCACTTAGTGAGGGGTTGCAACCTCTTGAAATCCTAGAGCTAATTAGAAGAGAAATAGTTAAACTTCAAGGCGAGGGTGCTGAGGATATAGCTTTTGATATTTATGAAGGGGACGAGGTGTACTTCACTTACAAAATTCCTGCCAGTAATGAGCTCGAACTGGAGCTACTTAAGAATAGACTGGAGAGTAAGTTAGATTCCATTGCTTATTGCAGGAACAATCTCAATGCTCTGGAGGCAGAGGTTCAAGAACTTGAGGGTAGGATTAAAGAAATTGAAACTAAGTGAACAGATTAAGCACACCTGTTGTGGTGTGTTAGCAAATAGAGAGAATATGATTAAACAGGCTCAGGCTTTGGAGGAAGCTATCGAGCAACACAAACAAAAGATAGAAGAACTAGAACAACAATTGATGGAGATTGATGGTGGATAATTACTCAATGCCAAGGGCTAGTAGGAATCAACTAGCTAATGTTACCAACCCATATCAAGGAAATAGCAAGAAAGCCCTGTGTGTTTGCTCTGCTGGTTTGCTACGAAGTCCAACCATAGCCAAGTTGTTAACGCAATTGGGGTATAACACAAGGGCTTGTGGCACCAGTCAGGAGTACGCACTAGTACCGATAAGCGAAGCTTTACTTGTGTGGGCTGATGAAATCTACGTAGTGTCAGAGCAAGTTGTGGTAGTTCGGAAACTATTAGAGGCTTTAAATTTACTGGGTGTGACGCCAGTAACAGAGTTGGATATACCTGACGAGTATGGTACGTTCGACCCAGAGCTAGAGTTAATTATAATGGATATGCTTAATAAAGAGGGCAAGTAATATGGGTTTAAATGTAAAGAAAGTAGCTATGAATGGCGGCGGTAAGAAGATTGCACCACAAGAGGCAGTAGACGCTGGCACATACCCTAACCGATTGGTTCAACTAATCGACTTAGGTTTACAACCACAAAAGGCTTGGGATGGTAACGAGAAACCACCTAAGCAAGAGGTTATGTTAACGTATGAACTACTAGATGAGTTCTGTGTTGACGAGAATGGAGAGGAGCTTGAAGACAAGCCACGTTGGATTGGCGAGACCATCACCTTAAACAACCTAGATGTAGACTTAGCTACTTCAACTAAGCGCTACAAAGCTCTTGACCCTAACCTAGAGCATGATGGTGACTTCACTCAACTGATGGGTACACCTAGCATGGTGACTATTACAGCCACACCGGGTAAAGGCAAGAACGCTGGTCGTACATTTAATAATGTAGCTAACGTTGCTCCAATGCGTGCTAAGGAAGCTGCTAAGGCTGCCCCACTGGTCAATGACCCTAAAGTGTTTATTGTTAGTGAGCCTGACCTTGATGTATTCCGTTCATTACCTGAGTGGATTCAAGATAAGATTAAATCTAACCTTGAGTACAATGGTAGTGAGTTACAACGACTACTTGATGGCAAGACTGAGCAAAAGAAAGAGCCAGAACCACAACCTGAACCTGAGGTTAATGATGAATCAGAGCCAGAGGTTAACGACGACCCAGAAGACCAACAACCGTGGTAGTCTTCTATAAACATTCTTATAGGTTACCGAGCGGGAGACCGCTCAGCCTATCTAATAGATTTAAACAACAAAGAAGAGAGGACTTAAAATATGTTAGAAGTGGGTCAATTTGTAACAGTAAAGAGCAGCCGCTACTTAGACTACGGGGTTAAGAAAGGTGACTTAATGTACTTAGCTGGCGATACAGTAGTACATGTAGGTGATGACGACCCGTATGCTATGCGTAAGCTATTCATTGCAGCGTTTGTCAAGGATGGGCATGTAGATGCTGTCAGCAAACCGTTAACTATGGATGGTATTAACTTAAGGGCTGTAAGTAAAACTAAGCAGGAGAAGTTATACGCTCAACTAGAAGCAGATTTTGCTGAGGAAGGTGATTCATCAAGTGCCTAATTGATTTAGACATATTGCTCTATGAGATTAGTAGTATTGGTCAATACTTTGACGAAGAGTTACAAGAGATAGTTGCCAAACCATTTGACAATGTATCTAAGGCATTCGACGACAAAGTTAAAGAGATTGAGGCAGAGGTTTGGGCAACTGAACCTAGCCTATTCTTTATGACTAATAACGCTCAGTTACATAAAGCAAGAGAGAAGAAGAAAGCTAAAGCCCTTAAGCGTGCCAGTAAGCGTGCTGAGGAGAATCCACTCGATGATGTTGCTAAAGATATGGTAGAGCTTTATCAACCAAGTGAGTATGTCCCTAATTTCAGGGATGATGTAGCTAAGAAGAAAGTGTACAAAGGTAGTCGTAAGAATCCACGACCTATTCACTATGAGAACTTAGTAGCTTATGTATGTGCTACTCGTGAAGTTATCGTAGCTGAGGGGTGTGAAGCTGACGACTTACTAGCTATTCACCAGACGGCAGCTAAACCTTTAACTACAGTTATCTGCTCTCGTGACAAGGACTTAAAGATTATAGAAGGGATGCACTTCGGTTGGGCTTGTGGCAAGCAACCACAGTTTCCACTAACTCGTGTAGATGGTGTAGGTGAGATTAAGTTATCTGGCAGGAATAAACTCTCTGGCACTGGCTTGAAGTTCTTCTATTCACAAGTGTTGACTGGTGACAAGACTGATGACTACCCCGGCTTACCACGCTGTGGGGACGTTAAAGCCTTTAAACTACTTAATGAATGTGATAGTGAGGGTGAGTTATTTGAAGCCGTCCTAGGGGCTTACAGGGACTTCTACGGAGAAGAAACTTGTAGGGAAGAGATGTTAGAGCAATGTCAACTAGCTTGGATGGTCAAGGAAGTTGACGATGACGGTAACTTAATTCATTATAAAATGTTTGATGAGAGGTTGAATGATTAAAGAAGATGAGATGGACTTCACACTATTCGATGGTCTAGAGGTTGAAGAACCTGACTACGAAGTGGAGAGGTTTGAAAGTGATGAAGATGAAGGCTGTGAAGGCGGGGCTTGTAAGATATGAGAGTTATTATTGCAGGTGGTCGTGACTTTAATAATTATAGCTTGCTGGAAGAGGAGATGGACTTCTTGAACGACAGGTTAGCTCATTGCATCACCGTAGTTTCAGGTGGGGCGAAGGGTGCGGACGCCCTTGGAGAGTTGTGGGGCAGGGAAAATGACCTCAGAGTTAGGGTGTTCCCTGCCAAGTGGGATGAGTACGGTAAGTCCGCGGGTTATAGGCGTAATGTTGACATGGCTAATCACTCTGAGATGCTAGTAGCTTTCTGGGATGGAAAGTCTAAGGGCACTAAACATATGATTGATATTGCACTAGAAAAGGGTTTACTAGTCCAAGTTGTGAGGTATTAATATCGCTGGTAGAATAGGTGGAGAGAAGACACGTTGTAACAATACATGGACTGAGGCTAAGTTCAGGTCATTTGTTAAAGGTAACCTAAGACGAGCTACAATGAAATGGGCTCCAATTAGTTTATGTCAGAAACAAGCTAGAGTTAAGCGTGGCTTATATAAATGCGCTGGTTGTGGGGCTGAGGTTCCAGCCAGCATTAAAGACGAAAACGGAAGACGTAAGAAGAATATTCACGTTGACCATATTAACCCAATAGTTGACCCCTCCATAGGTTGGACTACTTGGGACGACTGCATAGAACGTATGTTCTCAGAGCTTGACAACTTGCAATTACTCTGCGGAGACTGTCATGAAGTTAAGACTAACGGGGAGAAGGCTGTGGCAAAAGGGAGGAGGGGCTACTATAAAACACACCCCAACGAGTACCCTTGTTATGTAGCTATGAAGGGTAGGTGCAGTAACCCTAATAAATCTGACTATGATTACTACGGTGGGAGGGGTATTAAAGTATGCAAGTCTTGGGAGGATGATTTTATCAACTTCTATAATGACCTAGGTGCCCGACCAGACGGCACTACTTTAGACAGGGTTGACCCAGAAGGTGATTATGAACCTGACAACTGTAGGTGGACTACTCACAAGGTTCAATCTAATAACACTAGGAGGAATGTCTACATAGAGTACGAGGGAGTCACGTTAACTCTACAAGAGTGGGCTGATTTTCTTAAGGTAAATAGGTCAACCATAAGTTACAGATTAAACAATAACTGGACTATTGAGGAAGCTTTTGAGCTTGAACCAAGTCCAACTAAAGAACAAATAAGAACTCGTAAAGAGCAGGAGAAAGAAAATAATGGCGAATAAAAACAATTACAAAGGCTATAGCTTATTTAATGACGTTGAAGACGTTACGTTACGCACTTGGAACCGGTGCGTAGTTCTTTTTAACATCAACTCACAGCATAAGGAAACTAACTTCGCTAAGGAATATGCTGAATGCTTAGGTGAGCTTGAACGTATGCAGATGTATGCAATGTACCAGTACATCGCTGCTCGTGGTGCTGAGGTAGTACGTAAGGAGATTGAGCAAGGTACCGTGGGCAAGAGCTTCCAGCAGAATGTTGAAGCCGATGTTGTGCCAAGAAGGAGTATGCACTAATGCCTGAGCACTATGACAGGGGAAGCTGGTACAAGGAAATTAATGAACGTAGTGATAGGCTGTTAAAGGCGGAGTCTAGCGCTAAGACTAAACCCCTCCACTACAATATGCCTATCCCACCACTAACCTTTATTAACAAAAATAACTTGGGCTTTAACGAAGGTAACGTAATTAAGTACGTGTGTAGGTATAAAAATAAGAATGGCCTAGAAGACCTACTTAAGGCTCGCGAATACCTAGACCAATTAATTATTCAAAATGGTGGTTTTTAAGGAGATTGTGTATTGAGTATTAGTAAAGAACAAGAAGACCTCATTTGTGAGCTCAAGATTAAAGGGACTAAGCATAGGGATATATCTGAGGCTGTATTCGGGAAGCGTACAGCAGCGTCTACAGTGCACTATGTACTTAAACGTAGGGGCTTGGTAGGAGATGCAGGAGATAGTCCCTTGAAGAGCCATACAGGAAGTCCTAGGGTGTTGGTATTTGACATAGAGACCGCTCCAATGTTGTCTTATATGTGGAGTATGTGGCAACAGGGGTTTGGGTTAAATCAAATAGAGACAGATTGGTATGTCCTATCTTGGTCAGCTAAGTGGTTGGGTGAAGATGGTGTTATGTACCAAGACAACAGACATGCGGAGAACTTAGAGGAAGATGCTGAACTCTTACGCGGTATTTGGAAGCTACTGGATGAAGCTGATGTGGTTATCACTCAGAATGGAATTAAGTTTGATAGTAAAAAACTTAATGCACGTTTCATTATTAATGGGTTTCAACCGCCTAGTTCTTATAAGCATATTGATACTCTCGCTATAGCTAAGCGTAAGTTTGCTTTCACTAGTAACAAGCTTGAGTATATGACTGACCAGTTAAATACTAAATATAAGAAGCTTAAGCACGGTAAATTCCCCGGCTTTGAATTGTGGAAGGAATGTCTAGCAGGTAATCTAGATGCTTGGAATGAGATGGAGGAATATAACAGGTATGATGTACTTTCCCTAGAAGAGCTATACTACAAATTATCTCCGTGGGATAACAAACTGCCTAACTTCAATTTATATAATGACGATTTGGGAATCACATGTAAATGTGGCAGTACTGAGTTTGTCAAGGATGGCTTCGCTTATACGAACTTATCTAAGTTCCAGCGATATCGTTGTACTAATTGTGGTAGTGAGAGTAGGGGAAGGACTAACCTCTTATCTAAAGAGAAGCGTGCTACCTTACGTATGAACGTCCTATAAAAAGAAAGGGGAGGGGCTTGTACTGCCCTTCCCCCTCTTACATCAATCCTTTTTCTTCTTAGGGTCAGCGTCATCTGTCTTTTTCTTTGGGTCGTCTGACATTAATCTTTTCCTTTTTCAGTTAAAATAATAATATTGTCGTTCATGGTTCGCATCTCTTTCAGGATTTCATCCATAGTGCGTTCTAACCTATCTTGTGTTTTCTCAATGCCCTCCTGTTTGGCTTCCGTCTTAAGAAGTCTATCACCATGCTCATCTAGTTGTTTCTGTAAGTAGCTATCGTACTTATCTAATTCCTTTTTATCTTCCTTATTTTGGTCTAGCTTAGTCTCAACCACAGCAATATCACTCTTAACATCTACATAAGCCGCAATACTACCGCCTATCACTACAAGTGAGGTGAGACCAACTCCCACCCACTGCACAGCGCTATTTGTCATACCTCATTAACTCCTCCACTTCTTCCACCTATCGTTATAAGCCCCAGTTAACCCAGCCCTGTTCCAATACTCCATAAACAAATCATTAAACTGACCGCTCTCAAGTAATTCAGACCTTAGCCATTCAATAATAATGTCATTGTTTTGTTCACTGACAAACCTCCCAGTGCTTCTCAAGTAGTTTGCTAGCTTCTGGTAAGTTTCTCTATCCCCCAGAGGTATTAATAAAGCTTCCCCGTCACTAACTATATGCAACCCAAACACTTCTTTACTACCTATACCTACAGTTTGAACTACTTGTGCGTACACTAGTGCAGGCACTCCGAAACTACTAGAACTGCTTATTGAAGTTGGAAGTAATTCTAAGCCTCCAGCAGATATTAAGGGGTTACCAAACAACTCTGCACTCCCAATACCAACAGGTAGTAATGCGTAATCCCCTACTTGTATGGTAGGCAGATTAATCACCTCGCCAGATGGTATACCTGACGGAGATAACAACACTCCTGAGGACACTACTTGCGGTTGCGGTATTTGTTCTAGAGAACTAACACTGCTTGGGGACACTAGCACCCCACCAACGCTTACACCTACAGTTCCGAAAGCTTCTGCGGAGAATACCCCTACTGGAGATATTGTATCGCCACCACTTCCGCCACCTGTATCTTCTGGAGTTCCTGTTGTCCAGAATGTACTTGGTGATGATTGGTTTGAAAGCTCAAGGTCTATCAGCGATTGAGTATCATTGTTTAAATTAACATGGCACTCAATTAAATCACCAACAAACCTAACACCACCGTTAGCAGTAAAATCACCAAACATATCAGTGATTCTTCCCGAAGGATTAGAACCAGTGATTGTTGTGCCAACTTGTGAGCCTGACGAATCAAAAACCTTAAGATTGGCGGTACCGCCTATATTTGTGACTTCTGCAAAATAATCTACATTTGCAGTTGGCAAAGAACGAACGCCTATTACCCTATCAGGTGGCCTGTACGTTATGCCACCGTTAAAATTACCAAACCAGTTGTTTGTCGTGCTGCTTCTTCCTGAAAATATACCGTTTCCTGTGGTTGTAGGGTTAAACCGTATTCTTACTCTACCTGTTGCTTGCGTTAACTCTGTAAAAGTAGCTTGCGAGCTTGAATTTGCACCGCTAAAGGTTATTGAATTTGTGTTTTGTGTTAACCCACTACCAAGATTTAAATCATAACCGTTACCAGTGCTATCATCTCCATTTGAAAAATGCCAAGCCGCTTCAAAATCTTGCCACACTGAATTACGCCCGAACGGATCAGTAACAGGTGGTTGTGTTTGTCCTGCGCGATTGTAGAACAACCACAATGAGCGGTTTGCAGATTCGTAAGTGGGGAACCTAACCCACAATTGAGCTTGTCTGAGTGAAGGTGTTCCGCTTACTACAAAATTAACAACCTCTAACGGTATTTGATTGGCGCCAGCGTTATCAGTTGATACACGTAAATCACCGCCACCATTAAGCGCAGAATTTACGCCACCGTCCATTACTTCGGCAGGCATATTATCAGCAGTGATCAAACCGACAAAGCCCGTAGCAGTTGCCACAGGCGTTATACCAGTAAGTTGTACTCTACGTCCCCATAGAGTTCCATCAAAAGACATGACAACTCCTTACTTAAACTTAGAGTCCACTTCTTGTATGTTAATTCCATACTTAGCGACGAAACTTGAGTAGTTATCTTGGTATACTTGTAAGTCTTCACTGTATACAGCGTGACAATCATCTAATTTTGAAATTAGTTCTTTAAGGTAGGTCAACTTCTCTAGGAATTCAACCCTATCCTCTTGCCTGTCTTCATTACTAATATCACCCTTGTTGTTTAAAACATTGTCGTGAATCCATGCCGTTAATTGAACAGCCTCATTCACAGATGAATTGAACTGAGCCGTCACATTAGCCCAGCCTTTTTTAGTGTTGTCAAAGTGATTAACAATATTTATGCTTCGCTTAGTGGCAGCCCTAGACATCCTTCACTCCTGTAGATTTTTTAAGTAACTCTCTGTATTTCTCTTGGCTGGCTGTATACTTAGCTTGCCTAGCTTTGATAGCTTCCCTTCGTTTAGTAGCTACAATAATTAACTTCTCATAACTCTTAACTTTGTAAGCGTACCATAAAGTTTTAATAAAGTCCATTCAACCTCCCTATAGTTTGAAAATCTTGTTAGTGCCATTGTCCCACACAACAGTGATATCACCACCGTTAGGTGTAACTGGTAAGCCTGTTGCTGTGTCAATGTAGGCGATTAACCTAGATGTACTATCTACTGTAGTATCTTGGAAAATAACCAGAGCTTCACTCTCATCACCACTCACAGCACTGTAAGTTACATCAGCAGCGTCAGCCACCCCATTTGTGATAGTCTTTGACGTAAGGTTAGCACTTGTAGCCACTCTCGCTGCCAGTGGAATGTCTGACAAGAATTGATGCGTACTTAGGTTAACAGTGTAATCTGCTGTATCTACAAGCACTGTCTTAATATTATCTGTATCCCAAGCGATATCCGCACCTAGGAAACCTTCACGACCTTTGTCGTATAAAGCATTAGCCATTTAATTTACCCGTCCTTAATGTCATTAATGTATCAAATAGTCTCATAAATATTCGCCTTAACCCAAGTTCTGAAATTACAATACCGTATATCACATACTTATACCACTCAGGTGTGGAGTCAGTGAAAGCTGTAAAACCAGAGATTACGTAAGGTTGTGTCCAAGGTAAGAACATTAGTATAAAAGGTAGAGTGAATACCACCTTAATATATTCATCAGTCCAAGTAAACCTATGGTTCTTAACCGCTATTAAATCAATGTTATTTGTAGCGTCAGCATCTTTCTGTTTAATTGTTATTTTAGCTTGTGTGGTAGCTTGTTCTAGGGCAATCTTGTTCTCAACTTTGGCGGTGGCTTGCTTAGTCTTAGCCTCCACCCAAGTCTCGCCCATTCCAAACAACTTACCCACAGCCATAGTTACTAGTTCAATCATTAACCATCTACTCCAGCCATTCGAGATACAAGCCTTCTAGCCCTGCCCCCTACTTGATTAAACCACCTACTGTCTTCCATCTCCTTGGCAGCAGTCTCGTAGTCGCCAACCTCAATAGCTGAGAACATCTTCTTGAATTTACTGAGCCTAGTGCGACCTAGGTTAAATGCCATGTTAGTGATTATGGACTTCACCTCATCTGGCACATCTACCCCTTTAAGTAGAATCTCAGCGTCCTTTTCAGCCTCAGCTAAATCCTCTTCAAACCAAGCTTGTACAACTTCCTCAGGAATCTTTGTGCCCTCTGGATATTGTGCTTGCTCCTCCTTAGTCATTAGGTGACCAATACCGCCAGTTAATAGTCCCTCAGAGTCTAAGTAGGATTTATGAGAGCCCATCAAAGTAGTGACAGTACCCTCATCCTTGGCAATCTGTGAAGCCTCTGAGTTAATTACTTTGGAGATTGTGATGACTCCCCCTTAGGTGGTAGATTAACACCCCCATCCTCTGCTCGTTTAAAGAATCCATTAAGGAAAGCTTTATCAACCTCACTCCTTAACAACGGTGTATTAGCCCTTTCAATAGCAGACTTATACCTCTCTAAAGCTATAGCGTTCAAATCCTCTTTAGGCTCTTCTACTGGCTCTACAGGAGCTTCTTGTACTTTAGCTGGTACACTTGCACCACTTTCACTAGTAGTCTCCTCAGGGGCTTCCTCAGGAGCTCCCATGATAACAGCCTTAACTAGTTCATGTGGCGTAGCACCTGCCATACCTAAGTCACTAGCTGTTTGCTTAGCGAAATCTGGATTGTGTACAAACACTGACAACATATTAGAGATAATCTTACCAGACTCAGGACTAACGCCAGTACCACGAACAACATTACGCCTAGTTACATTACGTACATTACGTCGATTCCTGCCAGTGCCTACATCAGTGCCCTCAATATCAACAACCTCTAGGTCAGTTGGAAGAGAACTATTGTCAGATACATACGCTGATAAGAAAGAAGTACGTAGTGATTGCACTGTAGCGTCTAGTGCTGTCTTAGCCTTACCTTTATTGCTAGCCGCCCATGATTTAAATCTATCACTCCAAGTTAAAGCAGAGCTATCTGGATTCTTTTTAATCATCGACATGTAAGGGTCTACATTACCTATACCAGTAGTAAGACCATCTAGTATTGCAGTTAACAGCACACTGTTACGTGGGTCATTAAGTTCTGTGCCTGTAGCGTATGCCTCAGCCTCAGTCATAAAGATGTTGTTAGGGGTTGGCAATACAAGTTTATCAAAACCAGTAGAGCTAGCTTCCTTAAAACTGCCTTGCTGCTTGAACATTTCTTGTACTATAGGGCTACTGAACTTTTTAAGGAACTCTTTCTTAGTGCCCTCTGGTTGCATGGCAATATCCAAGAAAGCTTTTACATGGGCTTGACCACCAGCGGCTTCTAAAATCTTTATCACCCTGTATTTATTGTTGGCTATAAAGTTAATCTCAGCAGATTGCTCAGAGTTGAGCTCTTGAATCAACTTAAGGTAGCCTTGGTCAGCAGCCATAGCCTTAGTCTCAGTAACCCAATCCTCAATCTCTTTTAAGTTAGTCTCATACCCATCTTTAGAGATAAGCAGGTGGCCAGTCTTAGGGTCACGAGTTTGAGCGTTAAGCTCTTGCCTAAGCCTTAGAGCCTCTTGGTCAACTGTTAAGTTAATAGAACGTACATTATCCGCACTCAGTGAGCCACCTCCAGTATTAATCATACGATTCATAGCATCCATGAATTTAATACTTTGGTTATTCAACTGCGTTTGTGTGTTAGAGAATACAAGCTCACTGTTATAATTACGCACTTCCTTTTGAGAGTCAGCCATAATCTTAGCGCTCTTAGCATTCTCTTCTAAGGTGATACGCTTCTGAGCTTCCTCGGCAGAGGAAAGACCAAGCGCTAGCCTAGTCTCCTCTACCTTCTGCAAGTGAGCTTCCTGCGCTTTCTCCTCAGGAGTCTTGGAGAAGACCCCACCAGAACCACCCCCACTAAATGTTGAGCGGAAGAGAGCGTCTGCTTCCTGAGCAGCCCAAGGTGTATTAGCCTTAGCTTTATCTAATGCTGCCCTTGCTCGTAGTTGTAGTTTGGTGGAATCTCCTCCCTGCTGCCTTGCCTGTACTATCTTATCAAATGTACCTCTAAGCTCTGATAACTCCTCCTGCCTTGTAAAAGCAAAAGTAGCTTCTGTAGCAACCTGAGCTACGTCTGTAAATAGTTGAACAGCCCCAGAGTCAACCACCCCCTGTTCAGGAGTGACCGTAGAATTAATCTGGGACACTTGTGGTTGATAAATTTCTCTACTCAAGGTTATTCTCCTCAATAAATTTCTGCTTCTCAACACTCACTTTATTAGCTGAGTCTGTCAAGTCTTGGATGCTGTTCATAATAGCTTCCTTAATTACCTGTTCCTTGAAGTCACGAGGGTTGGTGATTTGCCTGTTAACCGCAGCCCACACTTGCTTAGCTACGTCAGGGTCTAGTCGTTGAATCTGCCTAGCCGCCATACTAGCGGCACGTTGAGCAGCTTCCGTTTGAAACTCTTCACCTGAATCAATAGCGTTGTGTAAGTCGTGTAGAATTGAAATGTAACTAGTAGAGTAAGCCCTAATCTTATCCTTAGTCTTGAAGTTAGACTGTGATAATTTATATAGGTCATCCATCTCTTGACTACCAAAACCTACAGCCCTAGCGTATATATCACCTAGGTCAGCTTGTGTGGAGTACAATGGCATACCATCAGATTTCCTAACCCAACCATTAGTTAAGTCAACCGCTGCCATCCACTTCCTAGAAGAAGAGGCTAATGCCGCTGTAGACCTAGCTAAGATAATAGCAGACTCTTTAGCTACTGGCGTTAAGTCCTCACCCTCAAGCATATCATCAATTACGTGACCACCTGCCATAATCATATTTTGGAATAAGTCAATAGACTTGTCTCCGATTAAGTAAGATGGGCCTAGCATAGTGGCTAGCATAGGAGTCTTCTCATCAAAGAAAGCTTTCTGCAAGTCACCAACTACATCAGCACTAACTGTTAATCGACCAGAGATTAAAGCATCGATATCCATCTCATGGTTAATCAACCAACCTAAAGCCCCACGCTTAGCTGCTATCAAGCTCTCTGTATCAGCTTCCATCCCAGTCAAACCGAACACCTTATCTACCACTTCATCTGTAGCGTAGTTAATAATTGGCACACCAGCAGCACCGAACAGTGCAGCCTGACCAACTAGTAGCCTAGCCTTTTCTTGACCAGTGAAGTGTGAGCCTGTCACTGCTTCAATGTACTTAGTGTAGATTTGTTTAAACTGTGTAGGCAGTGCCCAGATACCTTTCTGGAAAGCAGCTTTGTTACCACCAGACATGTTAAGCCTGTATTGCTCAGCACGTGCTACCACCCTAGCGATAGTTGTATCGTCGTACTTAAATGCCTTACCTAATAGCGCTTTCTCGTTCTCTAAAGCTGTAAAGAAAGAGATGCGCATGTTAGATAATTCACCCATGCGGTACGGTGTTTGACCTAACTCAACAAACCTATTAAAACCCCTGCGTAAGAATCCAGCATCGTAAGGTAGTCGGTTAGCTAATGAACTAGCATCAGCATTACCTCTCACTACAGATTCGTACATACCTGACTTACGCCAAGCTGCATAGTCTTGTGCCAACTCCTCAGGAGATAAACCTAGTGCCTTTGACATCTTCCTCAGGAATTGCTTGCCTGACTTCTCATTAGTTACAAAATCTAATGTACTAGCCATTAGCCACCTAGGGGCACCTTTGGCTGCTGATATCGGGTTAATACTAGCTGCTACAGAAGCACCAAACAATTGTACAGGGACTTGAACAAGGTTAAACATACCTAACGTTAAGTTGAATGTAGCCCCTTTCATTACATCTACCAAACTCTTATCGTGCATTTGGTATATGTATTTAGCTACATTCTCTTTACCTGCTTTATCAAAAGCTTTACCAATAGCACGTACCGCACCTTGGAACTTCTGGTCAGACTTAGTTGGAATGTTAGATAACGTAGAGGTTTGGTCATACATACTAAGTAGCTTAGCCTTGGCTTTCAAGTCCATACCACTTTTATCTATTACAGCCCTTAAGCCATCCCAATCCTCTGACATACCTTTATCTCCAATATCAGGATGTAAGCTAGCTTCATTACGAATACGTGCCCTAGCTTCTAACCTCCACTCAGACATAACCTGACGGTCAGCGGTTATAGACATGTAACGTTGGAGAGAGTCCAGTGTATCTGTACGACCACCTTCATCAAAGTCACCAGCCCAATCTAGTTCAGTAGACTTACGCTTACCCCTAATTAAACCACCACCAACCGATAATGTATCAGAGCCTTGCACCCCTTTACTTACTTCACGGTCAAACTTAATGGTGTAGTTATTTACATCAAACTCTTCACCAGCGTCCATTGCGACACGCTGTAGTTTTTGAATGTACCGTTGAGCTTGCGATTCAGTGGCAGCATAAGCTAAAGTAGTTTCAAGCCTCTTCTTAACTCCGTTAACTGTTACGTTACGTTTCTGTTTAACGAAGAAGTTAGCATCTTCCCTTAACTTAGGTAGATAGTTCTTAATCTTACCTAATACATTAGGTGGCAACTCTGTGATTTGGTCTTTACCTACTAAGGCATATTTAACTAAACCCTCTGGTGAAGTGAACCAATCCTGTACATTGGCTGAATCATTACGAACCAACACCTTACCTTCTTTGTAAGCTTGCTTAAGTTCGTCAAGACCAATACCAACCTTTACAACATCATCAACATCTACAATGTGCATGTTTTCAGCATCAGCAGAGAACGCTGTGTAAGCTTCTTCCGCCTCATCATAAGGCTTAGCGTATTGAATCTCGCCCTCTAACTTAACACCCTTAGTTCCCCTAAGCTCCATCTCACGACGTAGTGTATTGTTGTTAGTATTGTAGGCATCATCTAATACTTCACGTAAGCCCTTGACAGCAATAAACTCTTTATCAGTTAAACGAATACCACCTACACCCTCGTTAACTAATGTATGATAGTTAATATCAATGTCAGTGCCATCTAGCACTTTCATCAAAGAGTCAATCTTAGTTAGTGATTGTTTGTTACCATTTACTGGTTTTAGTGCAGCGTCTACTGCTTCACCATAAGCCTTACCCATACGAGCTTTAGCGGGCAATAAAGCCTCTGCGCTCTGTACGAAGAACTTACGGTCAGCCCCTGCCAGAGTGTTAGGGCTAACGAATGGACGTAAGAAAGAGGCAACTAATCCAGCCTCTTTCTGTTCAAAGCCACCTAAGTCATCTAGTGTAAAGAACCTAGACTCACGTACAGTTGTTAGGTTATCCCCATCAATAACGTCATACTCAATGTTGATACCTTCCACACCTTGCGTAACTTTGATGTTATCTATGTCATCATTCTTTGATAGTCTACGGTTAATTGCTGCTGCAATCTCGTCAGCATCTTTTGTATCTGGTGTAATTACATAACCTAGTGTATCAGTAGCTTTATTAAGAGCCTCGGTAATACCTTGACTATACCTACGATACTCTGCCTGTAGTCCATCAGGTGCTCCAGTGAATACACCCTCAGCCCTGACTGGATTACCTAATGCAGCAGCGTCAGCCTGTGATACACCGGATGCCCTAGACACTTCAATACTAGAAGCCACTGCATCAGCTATCTTAGCGGCTGTACGTGCATCACCAGATTTAGCTGTACGGTTCATTACATTTAATGAACGCAGCCCCCTATGTAAACTAGCACCGATACCAGCACCTAGTAACAAGGCATCAACCTTCTCTAGTGATTGGAAAGCGATTGATTCTGGGTCACGACCTAGGATACCTAGCACAGCAGATACTTGTTGAACTACATTATCGTCAACACCTCTGATAACCTCTACAAGCCTCTCATCGAACATCACACGTTCTTCTGCGGGGAGTGACTCACGGAAACCAGCTATGTTACTCCAAGCATCCGCACTGTCTAACCATTCAGTAAAACCAGCACTATCTCCAAATAACTGAGATTGAATTTCAGCAGCATTGTAGGACTCATCTGGTACAGCCATCATGCCTAGGACATCCCAAGCATTGTCCCAAAACCCCCTACTATCCGCACCCTCGGAGATAGCTCTCAACAGTAGGGCATCAGTGGCGATTGACTTTCGCTCCTTAAGGGACAGTTTCTCTGAACCATCTAGCCTGTTAACCCAGTGTAAATAAGGGGTTAGCTTTGAAGAGCCAGCAGCTTCAATCTCACTCATAACCTTAGGCGCATTCTGTACTAGTGCTGGCAGGTTTGGTGAATCCACTGAGGCGTTATACTCTATAGTATCAACAAGTAGTTGCTTCTGTGTATTTTGATATTGTGTAGTTGCTTCTGCATCTAACTCGCCCACTGTCTTGCTCTCAATAGACTGCATAGCTTCTTGAAGATTACCGCCCTGAGAAATGGTAGAGGCGGCTACATCAACTGAGGCAGACTTCTTCTGATTCTCCTCACTGGCAGTCACCTCCTGTAAGTCGTACATATTACTGTCAACTTCTACCTCATTAACTCCTACTACCATCTCTTCCATATTAACCACCCTTGAATAATGTATCAAAGCCACCTGCTTCACTGAAAGCTTGGGAGCTGATACTTGTGATACTTTGACCTAGTTGTGATTGAACTTGGGCATCAGCTATCGCTTGGTTGGATTGACCTATGCCTTGGGCAGCTAATTGTTGACCACTCACACGGGCTTTGTTCTCTGCCACCTGAACCCCTAGAGAAGCTACAGCGCCAGCCTCAGCACTAGAGCCAGATGCTCCTGTACTCTCACTAGCTTGTAATATCTCAGCTCTCCTGATACGCTCCTCCCTAGCTTGTTGTCGGATGTTCCTAGCATCCTCGGCTTTTTGAGTGGCGTTAGTTACTTTGTTACGTTCTTTCTGAGCTGCCGCTGACTTATTGGCAGCATCTATGGAAACGGCTGTACCGACTACAGCAGCTATCGCTGTTGTTACTGCCATTATACCTCCTTAATACATTTAGTATAAATCCTTTCCATGTAGTCCCAACCCAAGCCTTGACATAGCTCATCGAAAGGTTGTTTAACTTTCATGTGCATAGTCATTACTGATGCACCCTCTTCCCTCATCCATTTCTCTACCTCCTGAAATAAACCCAGACCAACTTTAGCATTCCTGTATTCAGGTTTAATAAGGACAATATCATTAACCGCGTAAAAGTCTTTTGAGTAGTGTAAGTTAGGAACTAACATAGTCACATAATAACCCACCAACACTCCGTCATCCCTGACAGTCATAACTTTTAGTATTCCAGCTTCCTCTAGCGTCTTATACCTGTCCCAGTCAGGGGCTAATTCTATTACGTCAGTGTAAGCCGCTATCTCTTCATAGTGTTGAACTAGGATTGGCTCAATCTCTTCCTTAATATCGAATAACTTTTCTTTGTGGTATGTAATGTTAGACATTCTCTGCTACGCTCTTTATGTGCGACCATCCAAGCAGCCTACAATCTTTACCTGCCTCGGTCTTTATTAATAATGAAAGAACCCTACCTTTACCTCTCAACCTATTCTTGGTAGAGATTACAGCGAATCCTGTGTCGTAAGGGTCTTGTTCATCCTGTGGCATGTAGAATCTCCTGTACCTATAGGCTTGGAATTCCTTGCCCCACCTACCTGAATTAGAGGAGTTAGCCCAATCCCACTGAGCTTGTACTTTACAAGAGGATGGATTAGTTGGGAAAAGGTCTCCCAGTTCATCCGCCTCGAAACCATCCTCAGTCCTGTGGAAGTGGAAAGTAATAGAAGGTACTTGCTTGTACCTCTGGAAGTCTCCTGCCCCATCGTAACCTGTAATAAGGTGAGCTGGTGCATCAACACCTAAAGAGTTTGAACTCTTCCAGTCTAGGAAGTCTCTATCCCTCAGCTTTGAGATTGTATACTTAATTGTTGGTACTGTCTCAGTTATTGTTAAATAGGCAATCTCTCTGAGCCCCTGTAGTTTCAGAGCTTCCTTAAATACTAAAGACTCTCCGTTATATACAACAGGGTTAGAGTCATTAACTATAAAGGAATCAACCTCTCCAATCTTAAAGGGAGGTACTTCTAGAGGTGCTACTAGTATAGGGAATACTCCACCAGTAGAGCCGTATTTATGTGGGTAGAATGCCCCTAGGTTTACGTCAAGTATTAGTTCGCTAACTCCTTCTGACGAGTTCAACCTATTACCATACACCCACCTAACCTTACGCTCATACCTGTCGAAAGTACCTTGTGCGTATTCCTTATCTAAATCTGAGATATCCTCATAGAACCTTTGGATAGTGTTGTTAGATATATTAGTGTCACCTAAGTCACCCAACTCACTTACACCTATTTGATAGATGCCAGCATCAGACCAATATAGCACAGAGTTATCAACTTGCACAATACTTGTGGCACTAAGCCCACCATGATTGGATATCTTATCAACTCTATAGTCCAATGCAGAGAACCCATAGTCATTACCCCCACTAACAGCCCACACTCCATTGCTTGCCACTACGATTAAACTAGCTCCAATGTTAATCATCTTAAGGATGCCATACGCACCATCAAGCCTAACAAAGCCGCCATCAGTGGCTACTAAGTCTGGGCTAGTTGTAGATGTTGGGTCTCCATCCTGATAACACTTACCAAGGTCTGTTGGATTCTCCACTAACCTACTGAACATTAAGTAAGACGATAGGTTTGGAGAATACTCATCTCCGCCCTCCACTTCACCAGAGAAGCCACCGTACCAAATACGACCACCAAACTCTCCTACAACGGAAGCACCTCCCGGAGTCCTGTCAGCAGGTAAGTCTTGTACGAAGTAATCATAGCCGCTAATACCAGCTACTAGGTTTGAGGCTTCCTCTAGGCGACTAGCTCCCCTATCCATAGCATCGATAATGAAATAACCCTTAGGACTTTCAAAGTTACCCGGAGGTGACTTCATTAACTTATCAGGGAAGAACCTCTCAGCTATCCTGTCATCACTATCATTAGCGTCTGCAAATAAGGCTTGAATAACATTATCAGCGTTAGATGGACTTCTAGGTATATCGTAGAAAGCTCCATTGACAGACTCATCTTCAAATGCTTTGATAGGGTCTGATAAAGATTCTCTGTTACCATACAGCCTTAACTGGGAGTAGGTAGAGTTACGTAGGTTATAGATGTGGTTGTTGGTAAGATTCCTAGCGAATGGTCGGAAGTTTACGTTACTAGTATCTCGGTAATCAGCACCACCAATAAAGTCAGCTACGCCAAACAAGTCCCTAATCTTTAGTTGGTACTCCCCAGCCGTAATTACTCCGTCATCGTAAGTGAATGATGTCAACTTCCTAGAGCCAGAGGCTACCACTAGTATACCATCTACCACAGAGCTAGAATAGTTAACTTTAGTATTATCAATAAACTGATGTGAATGTAATAGCTCACCAGATATAGTGCTACCGGAGGTGGAGAAGAAATCAAGTTTATTACCTACTTGAACCACCTTAATCTTAACGTCAGCATTACCACCTGCATTATCCCAATCAAATACATTGAAAGGGACTTCACCTGCACTATCTAAACTAACGCCAGAGTCAACTACTGTGTAACCCTCCTCGTAGTCTACGCCCAGTCTTCGGGATATAGTACCATCTTTATTGATATTAAAATTTAGAATATCTGCTGCTGTATTAGGTGGGAAGGTTAGGGGACTTACTTCTGTTATTAACCCGCCAACAAATGTGTTAGTCTCTGTTACTAGACTTCGCCTTGTCATCTTTCTTCCCCTTCTTAGCTAAGTGGGCGTCAATACTATCTTGTGCAAACTTCGGTGTAGTGTAAGTACCCCTAAGCTCTACAGGAACGCTGCCCCTGCCAGTTGCCTTAATGTGGTAGTATCCAAACTTGCCGTCGTGCTGTAACTTAAAACCTTTATATTCCATTACCTATCCTCTTTAAATGTAACATCCCTGTACTTACGCGTGTTCCTGCCATAGTTAGGGTATCTAATACCACCTTCAACTCGTCGTTGGTTACGTGATAACCAGCGCTGCTGCCTAGTAGCTTCTTGCTCAGCTTTAATATCTTGCACTTGCTTGAGCTTAAACATTGCTTTACTCTTGGACTCTTCCTGTAGGGCTGTAAAAGCCATGTCAGGTAAGTCAGGAATAAAGTCATCAGTCATCTCCCACTCAGGTATTACGTAAGCTCGTGCTTGCACTTTAGACTGTTGTAATGTAGAATCAACCTCATTGTCATAAGAGTCAAATACTAACTCTTCATCATCGAAGCTGGTGTAGTAGGAGGGGGCTATATCTGTGCGTATTAGCAACTCAACTCCAGTGGGGTCGATAATAACATCTATGTTGTCGTTGTCATTGTTGCGCTTATTTAGCACCCTAAGGAAGTCATCTGGCTCTAGATACCTAATAGCTTTGTATTTACGTCTAGTCTCGCCATGCTTAGCTGCATTGTAATTAATTCCACTAAGCTCTTTGATATCCTCTTGAACCTTCATGTGGGTAGGTAAAGTGTCATCACCTGAGGGCAACACCTGAACTAACTTACGTGTATGCGCCCAGTTACGATTTGAAATCATGGCGAAGTAAGTTGACTTAACTATCTGAGCTACTTGACCAGCCTCAAACGTATCATCAATTGAGTTTACTTCGTCACCATCCATATCATTTAATATGTCTTGAACTATGTCAAGTAGTGTTAATTTCATTAATTATCTCCTAGTACCACATTATGCTGACCACCTTTCTACTCGTAATGATGCACAAGGTACGTCATTCCAACTACCTGATGCAGCTATGGCAAACAATCCGCCAGAGTTGTTTCCAGCGGCATCCCTAATAATCTCAAATGTCAACTCTGTACCAGCCGGCAATGTCACCCAAGTATCATTCTCAAAGTACAAGTCTACTTCCGCACTGTCCAACCTAGAACCTACACTCCTACCTAACTGAACACCACTACCCAGTACCCTGAACATAAGTAGTGAAGTGCCAGCACCACCAGTTCTGCCAAATTGCAGTGCTATCTTAATTCGATACAATCCAGTTTCGTTAATTTGTAAGGTGCCATCAGCTAATAAGTTAACTGGGTCTAGTGCAGTGCCCTCAGCAGCCCCGAACTCAATCTGGATGGCATTAGCATCACCTAGTCCAGTTGGCTCTTGTGAAGTGGCAGCACTGGAGCCATCAATTAACCTCTCAATACCTAGGTTAGCTAGTTGGAAAGCATCCGTCCAATTACCTGAACCTGCTCCATTCGCTACGTACACTTGACCTGAGTTAGCTACACTTACGCCCTTAGGTTCGTGCAAGCCATCCTCTGGTATATCTTTGTGTTCAATAGTCATTTACTTTCTCCCAATAAAAAAAGGCCAGCCAGAAAACTGACTAGCCCTTTGAAAATCATTAAATTAAACTAATGAATACTTCTTAAACTTAATAAGAGATTTACCAGTGCCATTAGAGCCTGTGTAAACGATAACACCAGAGTTAGCTGCTGGGATTTGTACAGGAGCTTCTGGGGTTGCTGCTGTAACATCCACACCACCAATGGTAATTGCAGTGATAGTACCACCTAGTTGTGATACATCTACCTCAGTAACCCATGCAGTACCATCAGTAAAAGGGAAGCCAAAAGATAAATCAGTATTATCTAAGTCTTCCATAAACTCGTTAGAGACACCCTCAGTCTTGACTAGACCTTCCGTGCCGCCAGTTGTACGAGGGCCATAGTGGTTGTTGACATTTAAGCCAGAGCCACTTTCATATTTGTTAGCCATTAATTATCTCCTTACTAGTAGTTAACTGCTGATGTGATGATAACACCAAGTGTATCTAGGCGTTGAATACCAAAGCCCCACTTAGCACGTACTACGAACTCGTCACGAGCACGGTCTTTGTTACGCTCACCCTCTACCTTAGGCATACGACGCCATGCTGCCATAACTGGCTTGCACTGGTCATCTAATACACACATAGCAATGTTAGCTACAGCGTTAGTTACCTCAGTAGTACCATCCGAGAATGTACCAACAGGTAATCGGTTAGACTGGATAATGTCAAAGCTGTAAAGGTTCATTAAGAAGCGTTGACCGCTTGCTAAACCCTGCTCTAAAATCTTCTGACCGAATGGAGTTACATCGTGAGTGATAGTAACTAAGCCATTTAATGTAGCTTCAACTACTGGGTCACAGATAAATACACGACCCTCTGCTGGTACGTTAGCTTTGTCAAACGCTAGTCGAAGTGCGATTAGTTGACTTAATGCGAATACGTTACCCACCTCAGTAGACGAGATACGGTGAGGGAAGTTGTTGATGGTATTGGGGTCAGCATTAGCTTGACCTTCTTGGGCAGTAGCTAAGAAGCGAGTCTCGAAGTTCTCTTGGATTGCACGAGATGACTCAGTTGAGCGCTCTGCCATTAACATCTCAATTGATGTGCCATCTTCACGTAAGTCATCAGTTACGTACCAACCGTCACCAACATAGTCAGTGATTTGCATGGTGATTTCACCAGTCTCAATTGGGTTGTAAGTTAGTGGCGTATCTTCTGACGCCTCTTGCAACGTCACGCTACCAACTGTTTTAATGTGTAGTGTATCACCAGAACTAAAATCTGTCACATTGCGGTAGAAAGATTCTGGTAATAGTCCATCATGTAAGTTTAATAGAATGAATGAACTGTACTGTTCCGACTCGATAAACGGGCGAGTATTACTTGTTAATTGCATCTAGAATTCCTATTCTGTAATATTGTACTTGCGGTATACTTCTTCCCTAACCTTTCGCATAAACTCTGCTTGGTCTTTCGCTGTAGAGCCCCTTAATAAGCTCTTGTCAGGTCTACCTAATGGTTCAGGTTCATTCGGCTCTGGTGCAATATTATAACCACCAGTAATTGGGGAAGGAGTACCAACTGATTGACCGAAAAGGGCTAGTGCCGCTTTAGGGTTTTTCTTAGCGAGAGCGCCTATCTCAGATGGCTTCATACCAAGCTCAGCAGCTTTCTTAGCTACCTCAACCTGAGCACCTGCACCAAACTTATCACTAAGCGCCTTATTAACTAGAGCCTCATTAGCTGATTGTACTTCGGCAGTCTTAGATTGCCCTAGTACTTTAGCTACAATAGACTCGATATCCTGCTCACCTAAGGTTTGTTGGTCACTACCATTGGGTTGAGAGGTTTGCTGATTAACGATATCTTCCACTTTATTTGCCGCCTCAAGCTTCTCTTTTAATGATTTTAGTTCCTCATCCTTAGAAGCTAGCTCTTGCTTCAATTGAGGAATATATTGCTGAGAGTGCTTAAGTGCCTCTAGCGCTTTCTCAGGAGTATCGTATTTCTGCTCACCGCTCTCATTCTTAATACCCGCAAGCTGGTCTGCAAACAGAGATTGGGAATTTTGATTCGGTGTTTCTTGTTGTTGAGGGGTTACCTCAGGACTATTATTATTATCGCTGAATAAAGTCTGGTCTGACATTTATTATCCTTTTATTTATTGTTAATTACCTATTGCTTAGAATAATGCTTAGCATAATTCTTAATATATTTATTGTATATTATATTATAGTAAACAAGTAACTCTAAGCAACTATCTAAGTAATTATCTAAGTATACTTATATATACCGAAAAAATCGAAAAAAAGACGAAACTTTTTTAATTATTTTTCAATTAAATTTAAAATTTCCCTAAGAGCTCGCTCGTAGCCCAGTAAATCCGCTTGCTTGTATGCCCAATTAGGGCATTCATAATTTTCAGA